CCGGGTCATTGCACACTCCTAGTATAGTTATTTATAGTATACTAGGAGTTCCAGTTAACTACGCACTTTATGGGCGTTTATCAATGATTTCGTCAACCAACCCGTATTCCAATGCTTCTTCTGCACTCATAAATTTGTCACGTTCCATATCTACACTAAACTGGGCAAACGTTTTACCTTTTGAATTGTGCTTGACGTAGATTTCAGTTAAAGATTTCTTCATTTTCAAAATCTCCTCAACTTGAATCTGCATGTCAGTGGCCTGCCCACGGGCGCCACCTGAGGGCTGGTGAATCATGTGTCTAGCGTTTGGTAGCATTTTACGCTTGCCTGCCGCACCCGCAGTAGCCAGCAGACTGCCCATACTACAGGCTTGGCCCATAACAATGGTGCTAACATCGGGTTTAATAAACTGCATCGTATCGTATATTGCCATTCCTGCAGTAACAACACCACCTGGGCTGTTGATAAAGAAGTTGATGTCTTCGTTGCCTTGACTTTCTAAAAACAGTAACTGCGCCACTAGCAAACTAGCAGTATGTTCGTTAACATCGGTATCTAACATGATGATTCGATCTTTAAGCAGTCGACTGTAAATGTCGTAACTACGTTCTCCACGAGCCTCTTGCTCGATAACCATTGGCACTAAATTTGGCATTATCTGTATTCCTTATCTAAATTTACATTTGTCAAACTAGCAATAGTTTGAAATTTATCCCATGCTGTTTTGGCAGCAGGGTTCTTTTTTAGTTCGCTACTAGGCAGCACTGCTTCGAGCCAAATTTCCGGACGGCGTTGGGGTTGGACACCAAACTTACGTGGTTGATGTAGTTTACCATCTTCCCACAGCATGATGCTGACACTACGGAACTTATTCTCATCGTCTTTGCTGTTAAAGTCATAGTGACCCCACTCGGGATTACTCATTCCACCTAAACAGTATCCTTCCCAGATACCTTGCCATTGACCGTCATCTCGTGGATCAAAATCTGTACGGGTAATTAGCACTAGTACATCGTTAAGGCCCACACGACCTTCAACAATGTCTAACACGCAACGGCTATAACTTAATCCAATTTTCATTTTATCTTCCTTGTTTGAAAGTAGTAAGTATAGGTCCCGAAGTGGTAAATGTCAAGCCACTCATATTACCTTCGTAGATATGAGTTCGTTCATTGTACTTCATTTCTAACTTAACTGACTTCATTACACTGACACTGAGATACTTGTTTTGATTAAAACTCAGCACATCGGCAATGATAGTTTTGCCATTGTCCGCACACTGTAGTTGACAGGTGTCACTGATCGTTGTTCGGTTGTTCAAGGGTAGTGCCCCACTTTTTAAGTTCAAACTTTAGATTTGCGTTTTCTGCCTCTATGCTGTCGATATGATCAGCGATAGTATTTAAAAACTCAAATTGATTTTTTGCAGTAATTCTAATAATTTCTGCCACTGACTTATTTTCTTCCATATTATACCTCTATTACAATGTTAGGATTCCAGCCACTCTCTGGCTCGTAGCCTTCATAGCCACGAGGGTTGCAAACTATACGTGTCTCACCCAAGACATAGTCAAAGGGATGATGTGTATGTCCATGTGTCCAAAGTTTAATCTGTGGACGGTCCATAATGAACTCACTCAAGTCACTGCTGTAAGCACCGTTCATTAGATGTTGATCTGCATACTGCTCATGTGTACTGAGTTTGCTAGGACTGTGATGTCCCACCACAACAAACTTTTCATCATGACGTTCTGCCACTATAGTTTTAATATAGTCTAACATCTTTTTGTGACGAACGCAAGTGTCCGCGGGCTTGAGCCTAGTATAGTCTTGATCCTCTTTGAGAATCACACGAAAGTCACTCATCATGTCACGCACAGCAGACAATGTCAAAGGATCGCCTTTGTTCATGTCAGTCCAAAGTGTTCCGCCAATAAAGGTAACATCGTCGATCTTTTTGCACTCTTGCTCTAAGAAGTAGACATTGGGGAACTTTGCGCACTCGTCATGTAGGACTTTTAAAGTACGATTCCACTTGCCGTGATAGAACTCGTGATTGCCTGCAACATAGATCACATGCGGGAACTGGAAACTCACACGCTTGAGGAAGTCTCGGAAACGCTTAACACGTTCTTGTTTGCGTCCTAAATCTGGAAGTGCTCCGTACATATTGTAACTAGGCAGTTCCATATGATCGTAGAGTTCTTCAGCAATCATAATGTCGCCGCCGAGAATCAAGACATCACAGCCTTCATCGTTGGTAATGTTAATGTCACTGAACTCTAAATGCAAGTCACTGACTAGTTTGATTTTCATATTCTTTCTTTCGCTGTTGACGCTCTGCCTCGTGATAATCACACAGAGTCTTAATCCATCCGCCTTGTCGGCGTTCACCAGGAGCACCACAAGTTTCACAACTATGTGCCGCCCAACTTTCAGCCATACGCACCATGCCATTAATGGCATCATCTCCGCCATCATAGTAGAAACGTAGTCCGCCGAACTTCTCTTTAATCTGTGCCACTGTGACCTGTGTACATTTACCTTTTTGCCAGGCAATATGGCCTTGAATATTAGAACACAGTTCTTCGAGAATAGGCCACCAACCTTCGTCACATGCAAATCCGCCATACTTACCAGCAAACATCATTGGAAAACGTTCTTCCATATGTTTGGCAAATACTTCGTACTTGTCGAATTCTTCACTCATTATTTTTCTCCAAAGTGTTTGATAACTAAACTCAATGCTTCAATAGCACGAATGTTTCCTGCTACATCTTCTGGGTGCAACCAATAGCCGTCTGGATTAGTTTCAGTCTTTGGATTCTTCTTCCATTGCGCCAATTCTTTCTTAAGATAGGCACGATAATCTTGTAGATTAAGCACTGTGATACGATCTGCAGCCTCACCGTCCAATTCAATTTTTCTACTCATTGCGCTGCCTTTACATAGTTGAGTCGTGTTTCGATTTTCTTTGTGACCCAATTCTCACCATGTGCTTTTACTTTGGCTTTTTGTACTACACAGGGTCCAGGTTTTAACTCAGTTTTGCTAAACCAACTGACAATCTTGTTGTCGATAATAGCATTGATATTCCAAGCATCAAAATTAGTTGATTGTTTTACTTCTACAATTTCACAATCCAAATCAACTAATTTTTGATCAATGTCAGCCAACACTGCATTGTCGCAATTATTAAATGAACGTTTGACCAATGTTCTTTTTAAATCACGTTCCATAACACTGGGCAAACAGGCAACAAATCCAAATTTATTTGTCTTAACTGTGTCGCTACTGAGAATAGCATTGACTTCTGTTTGAAACTCATTTTCGCCAGCAATAGCACCAAACATGAATTTTCTAAAATATTTTTTTACATTTTCTGCTTGAATTTTATCTTCATCTGTCACTTTGAGTGGCAAAGGCTGATGTGCTGGATCTGCAGTCCAAATCGCTGAATTCAATGTGACCAACATCAAAACTTTATTAGTTTGTTTTTGGAATATGGGCTTTTCTTCGCTGTCAAAAACCCATTCTGCTTCTTTAACGTATGCACCGTTGACCCGCTGAGCGGCACAGGCTAGTTCTAACACTTGCTGAACTTGAAATTCTTTTGACATATCTGATTTCATTGTTAGTTGCGATACTAGTATTATACACTCAAAAAATCAAGTAGTCAAGAGATTTTGACTATAGTCTATAGACTATTCTACCTTTGGTTAAATCATACGTGCTAACTTCAACTTTAACATTGTCGCCAGTAATCACTTTGATTTTATTTTGTTTGAGTCTACCACTCATGTAACATAATACTATGTGGTCCATATTGTCAATTTTGATTCTGAATGTATTGTTGGGCAATACTTCGTCGACTTTGCCAGTAAGTATTATTAAATCTTCTTTATTCGACATGTGTCCTCAACATCAATGCGCCGTCTTGGGCAGTAACATCAAGTTTGGTTCCTTCGATCCAACCCTGCGCATCACAAATTTCTTGTGGTATTTTCAAAATTACATTGTCCGGATCGCCGGGAATGTCCTCAAACAACTCTTCAACTAGATATGTTTTCTTGGGGTGCATTCTCTTTTTCCTTTTTCACTTGACTGTCTCCAGGACCTACTCTATAGTTATCTTCTACAGAATCTGCAGTACTGACTTCAAAAATCATACTGTTGGCAACCAATGCCTGTAACTGATGAGGTTGTAGCGGCGGGTTGTGCCAGGTATCACCTTCTTTAAGAATTTTTTCTTTGACTTCCGCAGTAGCAGTGTCGATCCATCTTACAAGAAATTGACCTGCATTAACAAACCAAGTTTCTTCTTTTACACTATGAAAGTGCATGCTAAACTTAGCGCCAGCAGTAGTGAAGCACATGATCTTCCCGCAGTACTTGTCATTGGTGGCCCAGATAACTTCATATCCCCAGCCCTTTTCTACGTATCCTTGTTGTCTTGTCATTCTACATCCTTTGATTCTATTACCAACCAACCTAACTGGTATAGGTCATTTTTAATCTCGTCTACGACTATTCCTTCACTAACGTATGCATTAATTTTCAAACGAAACTGCTGTTGTTCTATAGTTAGTTCTCGGAATTCAGCATCGGTTAATTCTTCATTGCCTCGAATACCACTACAGTACCAATCAATGTAGTCACCCTTCTCTTGCATATCAGCAATGATGCCACCTGCGTATCTCCAACTACAGGACCATCTTTGATCTTTTAATATAGGCCACATTTCACGTTTGGTAAAGTCATTGTTGCACATGGCAGCGTATAAGTTTTGAGCATATACATCATCGCCACGGACCTTTTCCAAAATCCAATCAGTTGAACGTAGGTCGTATTCTAAGTTGTCCTTTTGCCATTTTGGATCAACCATTTTCTCTTCATCCTGCTGTCGTGCAGACTTGTAAAGATCGAGATAATCTTCACTAGGCTCTTTGCCTTCTTCTTCACAGCGTTTAACATAACTCTCTGCTTGGAAAGTATGTCGTTCCGGGCTTTTGGAAATAGTCATGCTGTATTGTAACATTAAATCAGTTGTGTGTCAACCTATCTAGAATGCTTTAAATGTAACAGTAGAAAACTCGATGTCCTTTTCTTTTAAAACTATTTGTATAATTTTATAAACATCCGAAGTTTTTAATACTTTTTGATCTTTCCATTTGTCGTAAGTTTTTTCAGTTAATGCCCTACCAGGTTTTAAGTTAACTAATCGAACTTGTTCTCTAGTATTAAGGAAGTTCCTAACAGTGACTAGCCACTTATCTTGTTCCCATTTGGCTTTGATGTAATCGGGATATCTGGGCACTCCCGGAACCGTAATCGGAGCAGGGTATAGATCAGATGCACTACTTGACATATTGATAATAGATTTATCTTTATTATTAATCCAACTGTAATATATGTCTTTCAACATATCTAACTGACTGTTATCCCAGTCTTCGTAGTTAAATGCATTATTAATAAAAACATTGCAGTCATTTACCTCAGCGACTATACGTTCTCGGTCTTCTTTGTTTTTAATATTGTAGCCATTTGATCTACTAAATCCTAATACAATATGTCCGTCAGCGATGAACGCATCATGCAAATATTTTCCTAGACCTTTAGTGTGACCTGTTATAGCTATTTTTATTTTTTCTGCCATTTGATAACCTTATAAATACTTTTCTTACACCATTGAGGTCATATGCACGGACTTATTTTTACCGGATTTACTCCGGCTCCTGTTACTGGGAAAGCCACTTACAAAAGGACATCTGGTGCTCATAGAATTGCAACATATTTACGTCAGCAAGACTGGGACATTGAAGTTTTAGATTTTGTTATCGGATGGACGTTAGACGAACTCAAAGAGTTTAGCAGATCAAGGGTAACAAATAAAACTATTTGGATAGGGTTTGGGGGAACGTTTCCAATTTGGTCACAAACTCTCGATGACTTCTTTGTATGGTTTAAAGAAACGTATCCTAGCGTTAATATAATTGCAGGCGGACAGATCAGTAACCTTTATAAAATTAAAGCAGATTGGTACGTTGATGGGTTTGGCGAACGAGCTATTGAAGCACTATTAAAACACCTTACAGGAACTCTAACTGAACCTCTCAAGTTTCAACTGTTTGTAAATGGTCGAAAGATTATTAAAGGAAACTTAGACTACCCAAGTTTTCCAATGAAGTCATTAAGAGTATCGTATGAAGATAGAGATTTTATCCGAGCCGACGAGACCTTAGTAACTGAGTTAGGGAGAGGATGTATCTTTAACTGTACCTTTTGTAACTTTCCTATTTTGGGAGTTAAGGAGGATCATACAAGAGATGCAGAAGATTTTTATTTAGAGTTGCAAGATACCTATGATAGATACGGCGTCACTGACTATGTTATTGCAGATGAAACAGTTAATGACTACACAGAAAAGTTAGAAAAGTTTGCCAGTGCCACTAGACGACTAAGTTTTCAACCTACTATGTATGGATTTGCTAGAGCCGACTTGTTTGTATCTCGTCCCCAAGATTGGGATATTATGATAGAAATGGGGTTTACCGGACATCATTACGGAATAGAATCTACAAATCACCAATCATTAAAAGTTATAGGTAAGGCCATGCATCCTGACAAGCTGTTGCCTAAGTTATTAGATGCTAAAAGTTATTTTAGGAAACATGGTAGTTACAAAGGTCAAGTAAGTCTCATAGCAGGCTTACCGTTTGAAACTAGAGATACTTTAGAAAAATCGTTAACATGGTTTAGAGAAAACTGGAGCACAGAAAATACACTTTTGTTTCCATTGTATATTCCTAAGAATGATGGTAGAGACAGCGCATCGAAACTGTCATTAGATTGGCAGAAATGGGGCTACAGAGAAACAGCCGTTGATCTATATCCTGAGATAAGAGACAAGTATAATCATATTCTTACACAATACGGCACAGGTGCTGCATTGATTGATCACACAGGCATAAGCTGGGAAAATGACGAATGGAATATTATGGACGTTCAAAAAATTGTTCATGATTTTTATGTGCCGACACACTACAATCAAAATAATGGACCAGTTATATGGGGTATGGGAGAATGGAAAATGATATTACAGAAACCCATGGAATTTTTTCTAGACAAAACCATTAATCAAATTATGCAAGGATATACTGAAGGCAACGGATGGGTTTATATACGAGACGAAAGTACCCGTATGGTTAGAGAATATGTACAGAAAAAATTAAATTGGACACCAGCGTGAATAAAAATTCAAAAACTGCTATTAATATTATCAGTCAGCGATTGCTAGTTGTTATAAGTTTTGTTGGATTTTTCTTTAGTATTTTATATGCTGTATTTTATAACCAGTTAATATTACTATTAGTATCGTTTCTAATAGGAAAATTTATTGTTAGTGCATTATCTACACAAATTGCTCTTCACAGATATTTTAGTCATAGAAGTTTCGAAACAACTCCTATTAAGCATAAGTTTCTAGCATGGGTTAGTATTTTAGCAGGACAAGGCAGTCCTGTAGGATGGTCAGCCCATCATCGTCATCATCATGCTAACGCTGATACTGAATTAGATACACATAGCCCTAGAGAATCAAAATGGCTTGCTGCAGGGCTGTGGCTTATGAAAAGTTACGAGTTTTACATCAATGTAAAAAAGTTAAGACGTGTCCCTACCGACCTACTACGCGATACTACAGTTAGATACATAGACGACCACTATTACAAAATATGGTTAGGAATTTTATTAGTATCATTTATTATTAGTTGGAAGTTTGCTGTGTTTATTGTATTGAGCCCGTTAGCATGGGGTTACATAAATGCTGCGGTTATTACATTGGGCGCACATATTAAACTACCTGGCAGTTATAGAAACTTCGATACTCCCGATAATAGCTATAACAATAAATGGATGCAGGTCTATATGCTCGGCGAAGGATTGCATAACAATCATCACCACAACCCAAATAAATATGATGAGAAAGTTCGTGATGATGAGTTTGATCTTATCGGGCTAACTATACAAAAAGTTTTTAAAAATACATGACTACATACACTTACCCGCCGTCTACTATTCCGTTGCTTCCCGGATACCTGGCCAACCTTAGTCCAGAAGAACATGCAGATATGCCCTTGCTAACTCAGGTACCAAACATAAAGTTTGATATTGATAAGTTGCAATCAGAAATGTTTGAGATTGTAAAAAACTATGCGCCTGTGTACCCAGAGTTGCCCTTTGGTGATGAGAAATATAAGTATGGCGGCTGGTCGTTGACTAATGCATCCGGGGACTGGAGAGACGGATGGGAATCTGGGAAGGGCATGAAGGACGGTAAATGGAACAGAGATCTTGCTAGAGAAAAAGGATTCAAAGGACAGTTTGGAAGATTTGCACACACTATCAAAACTGAACTGTATAAAGGTTATCTTGCAGAAGTTGTAGAAACATTCGTCGACCTTGGTTTTTACCCAGTAGCAGTTCGACTATGGGATATACCTCCAGGAGGTCATCATATTGGACCTCATACTGATAGTCCCGTAAACAACTATAGCGTTAGACTGCACATACCCATAGTTACTAACGATGAATCTTATCATATATGGTATTCAGAGCCTGAACTTAAAACGCACATGATAGCCGATGGCACTGCTTGGTTGTTTAAAACTAATGTTATGCATGACGCATTTAATAATAGTCCCAATCTGCCACGTTATCATTTAATAATGGAAGCATGGGATACTAAAGGAATAGTACCAGGATTTAAAATGAATCCAGAGTTTCATCCTCTGCTGTTAAAGTTTTTAAAGAATGACAATCCTGAACCAGGGGATGACTGTATTTTAAAAAGAGTCCTTAGTTAACTTTAACTAGTCTAATAATGTAGGCAGACAAATCTGCCTCCCATTTACTCTTACCAAACTGCCAATCACTTGCCTGTGCATGGTGATTGTTATGCCAACCTTCACCAAACGCTAACCATCCTAATATCCATAGATTAGTACTTTTATCTTTTTGTGATAACGGCTGCGTTCCAAAACTTGGAGTGTGAGCAAAAGTTCCAAGGGCACTCATTACATGCCACAATATAAATGCAGGAACTAGATAAGCATAGACTACAGCAAACGGATCAATAAAATACAGTATCATTGCATACGCTGCATGTATAGCCCAGTAATATGTATGGAACTTTTGATGCACTGGATCTCTTAACAAATCAGGAACATATCTAGGACTAGACGGAACCAACATGGCAAGGAACTGCATCTGCACAAATCGACTAACGCTACCAGCAGGATTATGTGGATCATTGCCGCCATCACTGTGTCTGTGGTGATCACGGTGTACCGCAGTCCATTGTATGGTTGATCCCACTGCGCCGAGTGATCCAAAAATCATTCCTACAGTTTTGAACCAACTAGGTGCTTCAAAACTTTTATGACTAATAAGTCTGTGATATGTAATAGCAACACCCCAGCATCCAAACATATAATACATTATTACAGTTACTATCCATTGCCATGCTTCGGCATACATTATCATTGGAATAATGCTGATATGACTCAGTACGTGAAAAAAGAATAGTGGGCTTCGAAACCAGGGTGTAAGTGTTTTCATACTACTATTTATTAATCATCTTTAGTGCCAACTCTTGGCTTGCATTTAATCTAAATTCTTGTGGTAGAGTAAATCTAATAACTGCTGTCTCTTCTTTCATAGGTCTTTTAAAATAAATGCCCTCGTAGTGTAGCCCAAATCTAGAATGTGTACCTGGCGGTAGAACTTCTTCTACTGTAATCATATAATTTTTAGCCTTTGGGCATCCTTCTTCAAACATTAACTTTCTCAATCTTTCTTGATTAAGTCTTTTGGGATTAGAAGTTTTTGCCATATAAAATGTGTAAAGATGTTTAGATTCTTGAATCTCCATAATTCTGTTAAGTGTAGGCGCTAGACCATTTGTTACCGGATTATATAAATTTGACTGACTAAAATGTTTAAAGTTTTTCAACAAATACGCTGGCATAATTTTGAAGTTATAAACAGTGGTCATACTGATTAAGTCATTGTCAACAAAATATCCATATATAGTATCTTCTGAATTTGTAAAAGATTTAGCAGTATATTCAATATAACTAGCCAACCCAATGTGTTCTTTAGTTTGTGCAATGTAAAAGTTGTTAGCAGACTTTAGTTTTTCTTCAACCAATGTCCAATCGTCAAGTGTGAGTTTTTTTATTTCTATCATAGTTTATGCAGGTTGTAGTCTATTATATAACAGTTTATCAAATATTTTTTTAAAGTTTTGAAAAACTAAATACGTTATAGGGGATACTCATCATGTGGAAGATTACAGCAACTTGGAAAAATATCAACGGAAGCACTGTTAAGTGGGACGAAACAGCATGGCCAGACTTTACGTCTTTCTTAATGGCAATGTCGCATAACCCTTCTGAAACATATAACGATTTATTGTTTATTGGATCTAGAGTTAGTAATGTGCGAACTCTAACTGATGCACAAGACGCATCAGTTGCATGGATCACGCAGTTTGATGTGCCGTCTGAGCAAGTTAAAACTGAAGTAGTTGAATACTATACTAATACCGTTGCTTCTAAATATAATCATTTAGGCACTGTTACTGTTACATCTGAACAAATTTAATAGTTCACTAAGTTTTCAACACCTAACTTTTTCCTAAACTCATCTGTAAACACACCGTCAATTCTAAGACTCCATGTCATACTTGATGTTGGGTCTCCACCATGCATGTCTAAATCATTAAAGAATGCTGCCCTTGACTGAACATAATGCTGCTGGCCAGTAGTTTCGTCATATATGTAAAATGATTTGTTACCAGTAGGATTGATCCATAAGAATTCTGTTTTGTGTGGTCTGTATTGTGTTCCGTCTCTATGTGTTAACAGTTTACAATCATGCTCATGAATGAAGAATAAAGTCCTTCCGAACTTTGTAAACACCGTTCCTATTAATCCGTCTAACCAACTTTTTAATCCAGAAAAGTACTTGATGTTATCGTTCCATGTATAGAGTGTATCATTGGCCTTGTCGAGATATACTTGTAAGTTAGTCATATCTTTAGCTTCTTTAAGATAAACTGAGTTGTTTGGGCTATACAAGTTTTTATACAACTTTAAAAATAAACGACGCTGATTAGTATCCATTTGATCCCAACGGTATTTTTTTACCAGTTCAGGATTAGACTCAATCTCTTTTTTCATAAACAGAAAGTTTCCGTACTTTGCTGCCTCAACGATGCCGGGCCCATATATACCTGCTTGCATTTTACTCATAGCAATGCCCGAAGTAATTTCAATCTCTAAATCTTGTAGGCCAGGCATGTCTAAAAATGATTCACAATCTATATACGGTGTTCCGTCAATACCTTGCATAAGGATTCCTCTATAATATAAGTATATTTAACTTTTATAACAGAGGCTAAAAAACTTATGAATACTATTAAGGTAATTTGGAGGAATGGAGTTACTTGGAACCCAAACTCTGCTAGTATGATTGATGCTAGCAAAAAGAAAACAGCAGTAGAACATCTAATTGAAACAGGCGGGCAAACATTAGATGAAGCAATTGACGCATTTAGTTATTTTAAACCGATGCCTATTAAGGTTGTTCAACAAAAAGTTGAAGAAGATCCTAGTATCAACTGGGTCACTATTTTAGAAGTTATAGAAACTGATCCAGACAAGGCTAGTGCTATTAAAGATGAATTAGTTAGATATTATTCTCGAAAACAAACTGATCTATCTAACACTGCTAGTGGATATACTATTGAAATAATAACCGATTAATAAATTTTTATATTATCGATCTCAAGTTTTTTTCTAAACTCTTCCGAAAACACACCGTCAACTCTAAGGCTCCATGTCATAGATTGACACACTTCACCGCCGTGCATGTCTAAATCATTAAAGAATGCTGCCGGTGAATCAACAATGTGTTTTTCTTTAGTGTCTTCATTATAGACATAAAATGTCTTAAGCATCATAGGGTTTAACCAAATAAATTCGTTATGATGGGGAAAGTATCCAGGGCCGTCGCGATGTAACAGTAGTTTACAATCATGCTCGTGGACGAAGAAAATAATTCTACCATATTGCTCAAAGACTGGTCCTATTAAATCATCTAACCAAATTTTTAACCCTGGAAAGTTGTCGATGTTTTGATTCCAGTTATAAAAGTCTTTATAAGATTTTTTTCTATAGGCTAATATAGGCTCGAGGCCTTTTTGGGGTTCTCTAAGGTACACAGTGGTAGACGGATTGTATAATTTTAAATATAACTTAGCAAATGTATTCTGCTGATTATGCGTCATACTATTCCAACCGTACTGTCCCGAACTACTGAGTTTGCTTTTAAGTGCTAAGAAGTTTCCATAAACGTCAGCATTGTCAACACCTGGTCCGTAGACACCTGCTTTAACATCACTTAGCGCAATTCCTGAACATATTTCTAAGTTTAAATTTTTCAACCCTTCGATATCAAGAAAGTTTCGACAATCTAAAAACGGTTTACCGGCAATACCTTTCATACAAGTTCTTTATCAAATTTAATTGTTGGCAAGATCAATCCTTCTGTTAGCATATCTAATGGATGAATTTTTCCGTAGTACTCATTACTAACCCATGCTTGCTCTTCTGAAACCCAATCAAACCACGGATTGAAACCTAATATCACAAATATCCTATCTAACTTAGAATCATTGTTGACTTGTAGTTGTCTGTGAACAATATTAGTATTGAATGTATACGCATATCCAGTTTCTAACACTTCAGGCTTTTTTCCTTTGACTTCCATTGCATATGCATTAGAAGTTTGAACTGGAATTATCAATCGTGTGTTATGCACTACAGGTTCGTCGCTGTGCCAAGTCCATCGATCGTTGCTGTTCTCGTAGTCTTTGTTTTGTACTCTATAGTCTCTAAATGACCCACGTTGCCATGCTACTCTACTACGTAAAACTTGACAGTTAGAGTTTGTAGTCAATGCTTCGATGCCGCTTTCTGCAGCACTGTTAGTCCAATCGGTGAAACTCCAAGTATCGTAATAACTATCTTTTTCTTTATGAAATTCCGATAGTTTTTCGTCAACAGGCAATACAATATTATCTGCCTGATCAGGAGTAATGATATTAAAATGTATTAATTGATCAATAACTGCTCGATACCCTTCTTCAACTGCAATGCGTGTCAACGGCAACATTTGCTGGCTCTCTTCAAGTTTTTGGTAAACTTTAGAACCGAGACTAGAAAATAAGAACCAACTAATAGGACTAGGCAGTTCTCCCATCCCAGCGGCCTCAGGAGTAAGTCCTTGACTCTGACAGTAGGTTGGATTTTGTTTTATTGACCAGCCGCCGTAATACGATCCTCTATTGAGATAGTCTACTCCTTCGTTTGGTCGCCTAACTTTATTTGATTCACTGTGAGCAGTATTGATATTTTTATTGACCCACCCCCACCATTTATGTTTTTCAGTTGACTTGTTAATCTGTCTAAGCAGTTTATCAGTATCCCAATCTAACTTTAAACGAATAATATTTTCTCCAGAATACTTAGGAGTTAACTTAGCCATCTGTGCAGTAAGTTGTAGAGTCTGTTCAGCCCATAGATGGCATGGCCTATTAATAGGAACGTCCTTTTTATAGATTATTACTTGGGTCATTTCTTAATCAATGATATTACATATCCAGACGGATCAAACTCCCACCAACGTACTTTTCCAAAGTTGCTGGCCTTAGCATCACCATGATGGTTGTTGTGCCAGCATTCACCTAATACAAAAAACCACATCCATGGAACATTAGTACTGTTATCGTCTGTGTCATAGTTTCGGTAGCCTAAAATAGGATAGTGAGTTAGACTGTTTGTAATACTATAACTATTAAATGCAATAACGCTAGGAACAACAACAAACCATAACCAAAAATCAACACTGATCAATGCAAAGATTAAGTGTGCTGACCACCATAAGATCATGTAGTGTTTATGACAAAATGCATAAACTGGATTCCGTAACAAGTCAATGACTTTTCTAGATGGAATGTCGCTTTCTTCTATTTTCCATAGCCATAGGAACCAACTGGTAAAAAATCCTTTGTTAGGACTATGCGGGTCTAACTCTTTGTCAGCGTGAGGATGATGTAGATCTCTGTGCGTGGCAGTCCAAAAAATAGGACTACCTTGACCTGCTAACATAGCAAAGAACAGTATAATATACTCAACTGGTTTGTAAGTTTCAAAACTTTTATGGCTGATAAATCTATGATAGCATACAGTTACGCCTAAAATCATTATACAAAAATAGCCTGCTGCTAGGTATAACCAGTTTATTGTTTGCCAGTTGCCCATAAAGGCTGATATGATCGCATACGCACCCAATAAATGCATAGGAATCAGGCCGCCCCACAGATTCTTGTAGCCAAATGTTATTTTGAAATAGTCTTTAAATTTTAAATTTGTTCGCATTTTTTTGTTCCAGTTCTCACCCGTACTTCACTATTTAACTTAATTCTGCCCATGGTGCCCCAAACCCAGTCAATATTAGGAATAGTATTTGCAGGAACAATCATACTCCACTCATAATCGTAACTACTGTCTACTTCTTTAAAGTACCTATCTGCAACTGCTTGATATCGTCTACTGTTTCCAGCAGGTATTATCATATGCCATCGCTTTAGCCCCCTGGCCTCGCATATATCAAACATTATTGCCCACAGTTCGACTAGACCGTTAGTGCGTATTGAACGGCCTGGTTTTGCTTTTAGATTGCCTACTACCCATCCGTCGTCCCACGGTGCTGGCAAATCGCATCTCCATCCCATACAACTGATCAGTTCGGTGCCGTCAAATGCACCATATAGAAAATGTGTATCGTTGTCAGTCAAATAATAACGTTTCATGCCTTCTAACCATTTGGCACGATATTGCATTATTACAGAAAGATTATCAGGGATTACATCAGAAATTGCAGATTTTGAATTGACTAGATCTGTTAATTGATCAGCATCATTAATGTCTAGTCTTCTAATTTGCATTGGCGGGCCTATTCTTCCAATTATTTAACAGATCAACATCACCGGTAAAAATTATTCGTTGCCAACAGGAGTCATCGTCTTCATTACTACATGTTAAAAATTGTTCATTAGGTAAGTGAAAAGATATACCTGTCATGTTACTTAATATACCTGCAGCCCATTCTTGCCATCTTCCCGGTGTCTGCCTTGACATAAAGACTGCCCGGGCATCTTTTAATGTACACCAGTCAAATTGATCTTGTATTAACAATGCAAATCCTTTATCGATAGAAAATGCATCGTCTGAGTTTATTTCAGGCTTCCAAAGTCTATTAAGAATTCTATATGTGTTTGCCGGCCAGCAGGATCTTGCTAGTATACTACATACAATTTTTGGCTGACCATCTAACCCCCAATAAATACTCTTAGCACTAAGTTCACTTACGTGCTCGGGACCGTAGTTATTGTATAATCTGTGTGAAGTATTAGCATAGTGCTTGCTTCTGAGATTTTCATAGATACTATCTAATATAGGATCGTGGGTCCATGTCGTAACTTTATCAATGTACATAAATGAAATTAGTCCCAAGCCCTTGTAAAAGTATTTGCACTATGAAAAACGATGTTTGTATTGGTTGTAATCGAACAACTAAAGAAATAGCCAACTGGTCCAGACTATCTAACGACGATAAACGTATTATAGTTGAACGTATTAAAAATACCTATAGTGATCGGGGAACTTCTCAGCACTCTTCTTGAAATGATCTTCCATCATATCTTTATCTTTAAGAGTGTGTACAATAAGTAATATGATCTTGTCGACGCCATCTGATTTATCTGAGCCGTGTAGGCACTTTTCATTATTGTAGGCAAACCAGTTAGTCTCTTTAGGTAGATTAACATAGTTAACTCCGGCGCCCATTTTGAATACTTTGAATGTACCTTTGGGATTTTCGTCGTAAATCATAGCTCTAATAGCCACTTGTTCAGCAGTAAAATCTTTGTGATAAGGAATAGGTATAGTACTATTCCATAATCGACATACGTGTACTTCGCCTACCCAGGGCATTGCTGCATGAATATCATCTAGAATATTTGGAAAAATTTCTTTATAGTTTAGATATGGTAATCTCCAGTGGCCGTCATTCAGTACCGACTCGTCTTTAGCGTAGATATTTAAACCCTTAAAAAACTCTTTATCCTTACTTGTTTCAGATAATCTATTGCCAGCCGGATCAGATTTAGCAAGATAACTTGGCCCGGCATGTTCTTTCCATGCAGACCAGAACAACTCCCAATCGTTTGGAACTAATGGTTTAGCATCCAGTGCTGTCCAAACTAAAGTATCTTGACTAATATTGTCCATGGTGATCTTCTTTATGCAACTTCCCACATAGGGAAACTTTTTTCTTTTGTTTCATCTAACTGTTTCTTTAACAATTCTGGATATTTAACACGGCCAAACGTCTTCATCAAAATTTTGTAATGACCTGGATGAAAATCTGCTCCATGAAAAAAGTTCATGTTATTAAATGCAAATAAGTTTTGCTGCTGGTTATAAGGAACATGTTGTTCTTCTCTACTAGCACTGTGCCGAAGTTTAAACGTAGGGCTAGGATTGTCGTCGTATATTAAACTTCTAATCGCAACGGGTCCTTTGAATAATGGAGCAGGATCTATATGATAATGTACAGTTTTTACACATGCCCATAGCACAACTACATCACACTCGTACCATGGCATACGTTCTTCAAGATCGTTAACGTATTGTTGCCACATTTCTGGAGCATCTAATACCACGTTCTGTTTCCATGTACTGCCTTTAAGATAACCGTCCGATTTCATCCAGGTAATCATACCTTCAAAATTCGCATCCTGGTACAATGAAGAAATATCATTGCCGCCACCTAAGTTATCGTTTTTGATTTTTGTCAGCAATTCTTTTTTACTATTCCATATTTCCCAAAATGTTTTCATATCACGCGGATATAAAGGAGCCACATCGGGTATAAAGTATCCTATTTTGCTCAAGTCCATTATTTTAATCCTTCGTATTTTGCGCCAGCGTTAATTTCAGTATTTATGAACTCTCTTAACCCTGCAGGATCTAATAACGGTCCGTCAACTCTTATTAATATTTTTCTTCCACTGGTAACTTCGCTTGCACCATGATCAAAATTTTGATTATTAAAAAAGAACAAGTTTGGACCTTGTTGTAGGTCTGGTCTAAATAGTTTAAACTTTTTCTTTTCTAACAAATAAAAAGACCTTCGATTACATTCATCTATTAAATTAATTCGAGGTGCGCTAGGAAATGCGTCTATAGGTAAACCATCCTTATGTGGTGGAATAGCAGTTTTGTGTGACCACAAGGTAATCCCTAATACATTAAACCATGGCAAACTGTTAATAATTTTGTCTGTAATGTTTCCGAACAACTCTTCATTTGGGCAGTAGTTAACTTTCCAAACAATGTTATTTTGATATTCTGGTCGTTGCCATATAGTAACTCCGTCCCAAAATTCGCCATCAAACCCTTTGCTATGGCCTCTGCTGTCTTCTCTTAGTCGAATAATAGGAATAGTTACGCTGTCCCACCATGCCCACAGTTGATCTCGATCAACTTCAAATCTAGGCAAGTTAGGAACTACGTAGGCAATCGTTGAAAGGTCTACACTCATTATGGTTTAGGAGCTTCTTTTTGAAAATTAATATTCTCAAAGGTTTCAAATTTTATTATATCAGGATGTTCTAGGCATTCTAGATGTTCAGAGTTTTTAAGCAACTCTAAATGTTTTTCTCTGTTAGGTGTGCCTTGAATGCTTATAATAACTTTGTCGTCGCCTTCTTTCCAATCACTACCGTGCTGACAACAAAAATTATTTAGTGTCCACCAATGCCCTGGTCTTGCATCCCAAAAAAACCGACGTAGCCCTCGAAATAATAATGCATTTGCCGAGCCCCAACTTTCAACAGGTTTTGGTTGAACAAAGAATCCTTCTGATGCTGTACTTCTTCGAAGTGTTAGCCTATAGTTACAAGGTTCAGTAGCAATGTCATCATATAAAAAACTACTCTTATCGTTGTGTGATTGACAAAATTTATTATTTTGTAACAGAAGAATTTTCTCAATACGATCAAAAGGTAAGTTATTAAATATTTTTACGAGGTCAGGAAATCTATTTACAAAATCAGAGTTCCAAGGATTACCAGGAATGCCGTCGACAACTTCCATAGGAGATTTGAAGTTTTCTTTAAAGTCTCGTATTCTACTTCCTAACCAAGGTTTTTGTAAAGCTATTGCTCCGGGATTAATTAAAGTTTTTTTAGTTGAATCGTGCCATGCTAAAAGTGACATAATGTGTTCTTCACTTAGCGGCGGCAAGTTAACATAACTTGTCATTTTTAGATTATGACGTAACAGCATTAATATTTTCCTTAATGAACCAATATCCAGGGATCAGTTTTAAATCTAAAACTTATACCGACTCGTTCGTCGTTGCTTAAATTAACTACACTATGCGGCATCTTAACATTAAGCATTACAGGTCGATTAAGTTCGTATCTACCAATTTCTTCTGGACTATCGTCTATATATTTTAAGTAACGGCGTTGTTGTTTTATTCCAGATTTATTTTCATCATGAGAAGTTACATATCTTAACTCGCCTTTATTTTTAAAAATCTGTGTGTATGTTGCACTGGTTCCAGATAATGGAAAGTTAATACCTAAGGTTTCTTCTCCTTGGTCAACATGGGTATCTTGCACACTGTTTGGATGAGTAGTTATTATAGCAATTCTAGATATTTGTAAATCACAACAACTAAAAAATTTACTTAATATAGGTAGCTGTTGCATAGTTTCTGTTATATTACAGTGAACAAACGTATATTTTGTTAAACTTCCTACCCCGATTACAGACTTAGAGTTATTTAGATTTAACTCCATAATGGGAGCATTGTCTTTGTTTGTTGTATTGAATATTTGATTGTCTTTTACTGTTTGATAAAACTTATCTAACTCTAGTTGAATTTCTTCAGTGTGTAGAACATCTAGATATTTGTAAATAAAGGTCTCTTTCATTTTCTATTTATAGATCCAAAGTTTATTCTGACTAATAAACTCTTCTAACTCTACTGCGGCATAATCATGCCCTTGCTGATTAAAATGTCCTCCACCGTCATTTCCAAAACGGTCTCCGTAAGTTTTCCAGGACATGATTCTGCAAACATTGTTTGGAGTTTCATCATAGTCTAATACATTAAGCCAGTCGATGCAGACATAAGGAATGTTAAAACTATCTAACTTTTTTAACATTCCTAATATAACATATCGTTCTTTATCCGCACTCATACTAGGATCTACATATTTTAATGAGTATTCTACAAATTCTTTTTTGTGTGGAAATGTAACAAGTCTAGGAATAGGATTAGAATTTAATATACCAGTCTCATTAGTATATTTTGTTTTACCCATGCTTTTATATTCCCAGTCTTTGATAGTAGGACGACGATTTAGATGTTCAGTATCTCGTTCGTGATAGTCAAATCTATAAGGACTAGTGAATCCTACTACTAATAAGTCGGGATTTAATGTAACTGCAAACTCGATTTGTTTAGCAATAAAATAGTTACTACTTCCAGGTTTAGCTAGGTTTATTATCTCGTGATTATGTTTGTGAGCAAACACTTCGGGATATGCTGTTAGGTATGCTGATTGATTATTAATAACATAGTACCCGTGAGTTATGCTACATCCGCAAGATACTATACGTTTCATGTTAACCAAAATGTACTAGTTAATCTTTGCAAACGACATTCTCCTGTCATTGCACTTCTACGATGCGGGCATTGATTATTATCAAATATCACAAAGTCCCACTTGCTCCATTCAATGTTGAATTTTGCTGCTTTATTAGATGCATTAATAGATACTTCTTTAAATTTTTCAAAATCTATAGTTCTGTTAATAAATTTCATGCGACTGTCTAATCTAAATAACTTTAGATTAACGTGTTCACAATAGCTAAAGATAGGTCTAATAACACAGTTTTCTTTTTTACTATCAATATAATACTCTCCTTGCTCATTTAACAGCTCGGGATATTCTTCTTCTATCACAGAAGTAAAAGTTTTAACATCCATAAATGATGTAATATTTCCAGGCGTTGGATCCACCGGTGCATACAAGCATCTAATAGGCAAGTAAGGAGTGGTTAGGTATGTTTGATCCATATGCCAGCCCATTCTGCTTCTGCCTAAGAAATCGTCGTTGTGCAAATTTATTATAGTATTGTTATCTTTATCGGCTGCTGTTGCAGGTGCTTGTTGTTGTTCAAAATCTTGAACTGATCCTAGCTTAGACATAGTATCATATAAGTCAGTATCAGTTAGTTCAATCCCTCTAAAACAAATAACTCCGTGTGTAGTTAACAGATTACGCAACTCGTCTTGAGTAATCGTATTAGGATGGTCAGTTAATGTTAAGCCAAAGTTATTCATCATTTTAATCTTCTAACAAAAACCAAGGATCTTCTTTGAATCTAAAACTAATACTCGAACGATCAAATGCAGTTGTGTTCGCTACAGAGTGTGGGTGTTTTACGTTAAGCAACGTTGGTCCTGATAGTTTGTAACGAGTTTCTTCTTGCTTATTATCATCTATAAACTCTAGATAAGGAAGTTTAGTATCTGGAGTAAACTTTTCAACTACTTGCCCAGTATTTTTAAAAAATCTAGTCCAAGTATTTTCACAGTGTTGTAATGGAAAATTTATAGCAAGAGTGTGTGAACCGTAATCAACATGCGGCATCTGAATAGTATTTGATTTAATTATTATCACAGCAACGCGATCAACGATCATGTTAGATTCTTTAAACCACTTAGTTAGTGTAGGTAAAGATTCTAGAACAGTATCGCGATCTACCATAGAGAAGCCAGTAGTTGATTCTCTACTTTGATCGTACATTTTGATTTCTTCATTGATCTGTTCAATGTTGGGAATGTTTAACGACTTAAAATAAAAGTTATTATGGGTCATTGTTCTATTATACAAGAATCAGGATAGGCAGTAACACTATCTTCTAATATCTTAAACCATTTTTCTTCATCGATTGTATCAATGACAAAGTGAGCAACAATTTTTAATTTACCCAAGTAGTGCGCAGCATGATAAACTTTTGGATTGTTGTAAGTAAATGCGTTAGTATCTTCGGGAAGTTTTAAATATGTGCGATCACCATTTACAGTACGGCAAACATAAAAATTAGGTTCAGTATTACTATCATAGAACATGTATCGAACAGCACAGGCATATGGAAGATGATCCGTAAACGGCATGCCATCTCTATGCTCACCGATTTCGTCATAGTTGCTTTGAAACAATACCCTGATAGTTTTAAATGGTAACGCATCAATGATTGCCCGCATTTCAGGGAACTCACTAGAATAATCTTTAGTTGTTACGTCCCACATTGTTTGCCATTTATGCACTTCAGGCGGATGTAGTTCCCAAACAATCCCGTTCCATCCTGGGTAAAGTTTATTGTTACCTGCACTATCAGCGGATCGTCTAGTATATTGTCTAGAGTCTCGACGCCATACTTGCCAGAAGTGATCCCAGCTGGCTGGTTCTAATTTAGGTAATTTTAGAGGTGTTGCAAGTATTTTATTAATATTCATGAGTTATTTAATATGCAACAATCAAACAACTGTTATTTTAGGATGTCTAGTTATTCCTTGATGTTTTTTTGTATACACAAACGGTTGTTGATTTTTATAGGAAATATATTGCCGATTGTCGGCTGTGGAAAACGGAAGTTCCCGGGTGGCAATAGTAACTGAAGTTACAATTTTGGCAGATGCATTGTTAGTAAACAACCCAAGACTTTCGCCATGTGCTACTGACCCGAACATTCCCGAAGCGTATCCTAAACTTTTAGCAGAGATCATAGCATAGGTAGCTGAGAGCATAGCATCTCGATGTGCAATGAACGCTTTTTCATTAGGACCTGCTCGAGAAGTTGCTGACAACTTTGGTGTTGCAATATAAACTAAGACTAGCCCGCTTAATATAGGTTGACAAATTTCTCGTTCATTCCATGAATCTCCTGGTGTGTCAGTAATTCCGTCAGGACCGCAACATACATAATAATCTACGAGTGCTTCTTTTTTAACAATACCTGCGGCACTGTTTGTTAATACATGCACTTCATAAGGATAAACTTTATCAAAACTAGGTGCTAGATTAATAATGTTTAATATTTTATTAATATCGTCTTCTGGAATATCATCTTGACTAACATATCGAGGAGTCCTGCGATTTTCAAGTAGAGTTTTTAGTTCGTTATACATGATAAACTATTTATGTCCCCCACTTTACACTAGTAAGGTAATGATCTCTAAGTTTTTTAGGTTTGTACAAGTGATTTACGGTTAGTATGTTATTAATGCCACTAAGTTTTTTTAAAAACAGTTGGCCAACTAACTCATTGTTTTCTTCAATCATATGACACATTCTAGTGTCGTCTCTGCCTTGGTTTCGATAAGACATATCAAATCCTCCCCATGTTTCGTCTTCATACTGCATTATTTCTAACAATGGTAAATCCAAATTATTGAGCATACTACGCCGACTACACGGGTATAAAATAGCATCTGGTCGAAGGGCTTGTATTTTTTCAACTAGGGTATCATGGAAGAATAATTCACGATCTCTGTCGTGAATGTTATCGTAATAATCTTGTATCAGTTTATATTGTCCACGTGTGGTATCATCTGCAAACTGTAAATGAAGTTCTACATTATAGGGCTGTTGATGCCTACGTATGGTTAGTTTAGTTGTGTCGGGCAATGTGATTCTATTAGGAAATGTAACAAGAAAAATAATTTTATCATAATTCTGTTGATGTGTTAAGAACTGCTGATAACACCACCATAGGCTCGCGCCTCGTTCAGAAAAGTTATCTATACTGTACAGATTGGTTTGTTTAATATGATCAATCCAACTGAGACCCTGACTCTTATAACTTTCCTTAAAAAACTTTTCATCGGCAAAACTGTCACCAAAGATAGATAGTTTCATACAATCCACGGTTTAAAAAAATCCACTGCACTTTCCCAAGTTTTAAATCTTGGGTTGACTCTAACACTAACGCACCATCTTGTTTTGTTTTCTAAGTTTACAACTCGGTGCGGAATAAAATTATTAACTAGTATTGGTCCGGTCTGAGAAGTTTCATCTATGAGTGTACAGTTATTTTCATTATAGAAAGTTGCTTGATAGATTGTTTTTGATACTAAGTCTCCTGTAGTAACTGAAGGCATCTTATCTGCTTTGAACCATTGCATTTTATAATCATTTACAAATAGTGTCCAGTTTATAGCACACAGTGATGGAGTATCTTGTCCGCCATCACTGTGTATTGCAATTGTTGATAGGGGTTGAGTCATTAATAACAATACATCTGGAACAAGACCTATGTTACGGAACCACTCATTTAACTCATCTGTTAATACTATGTTTGCATCTGCATTTGCAAAGTTAATTTTACTGTCGCCAAACTCTGGCCAGACAATATTCTCTTTTATGGGTATTGCTGGCAAGTTTAATTTATAGTATAGTTTCATATTCTTTCCAATATTCTGCAAGACTAACTCGCTGATCGCCGTTGTATGCGAACAAAATACAATCAGTCTTTCTTAGATTATTTTTAAGACATAAGCCATCTAATTTTGAACTATATGTGTCCCACCAGTATGTAGGAGCAATATTATTCAGTAGGTGTGTTGCAAGTTTCACACCGGATAAGTTCACGTATCCTAGTTTGTTCATTATGACAAGGCTAGGTATTTCTTTTTTTGAAAAGAGTAAACTAATTCTATTATAAGGAATAGATAACGTTTTACTAAAACTAAAACTAGCAGTATCAAATATGCCAGCATCTATACAGTCTGGTTTTACCAAACCGAGGTATGCACAATCTAAATGCATTGTGTTGGCATTACATTGTTTAGCAAACTCTAGTTGGTCTCGATTGCCCCATGAGTATCCTGGCCACGATACTACTACATTAGATACTGCTTCAGGTGCAGTTAACTCTTTATAAGATTTACGTTGTATAGTATGCCAATAGTTATAATAACTGTAGTCTCCTTTTTGCCAACTCATGCCATCTTGAGTGTTTGAAAAAATAGTATTAAGGCTATCGGTATTGCCGTTCATAACATACATGTATGGAAACTGATCCAGACCTGTTACCCAATCTTTGGACCAATCTAAGAACTTGTGTTTTAAAGTGCTAATAGGTGCTATTCTTTCATCCCAGGTTAGTTCTTTGTCATAGGGACTGTATACTGCAGAATCGATTGTGTTGATTAGATTATCGATATAGGAGTTTCGAATAGGTTTAATAAGTTTGCGATAAAAATCTAAAGAGCTCATAGTAATATTTAATCGTTAAATGTTATAACCAATAAAAAAGGACCCGAAGGTCCTTTTTAACTTGCATACCAAATTTCTGTGAAGCCTTCTTCTTCAGAGGGTTCTTCCCATCCGTCGATCATTGCGTCAACAACATTTTTAGGAATATGTTTACCAGGCCGGCTTGATAAACGTACATCCAACTCACTACGTTCTGGTGTACGAAACACTACTGCAATGTGCTCATAGTCGGGCAACATACGAAACTTCTTAGCACGACTTGCTATAGTAGTACTAGTTTGATCCCAAATTATAGTATGGTCATGCTCACGAGCAAATACAACTTGTTTTGCCATTAGGTCAACTGCTGTGGGCATATAATCTGTAAACACTTCGGAATAAGTTTTACCTTGTTCTTTAGCATAAATTTCTACCCACATATCTGTAGAGACTACAGTTAACCCTAATGCCCAGTCTTGATTAGAAATCCAGGTAGATTTTCCACTGCCCGGGACTCCTATGAGTTGATAACATTTTGATTTCATCATTTTTCTTCTAACGACACATTATTCAATAACTTTTTTTTGGCTCTGTCTTTGCGCCAGCCTTCGCGCATTTTTTCTCTTTTGGCTAATTCTTTTGAATCAGGGCTAACTGGAATTGGATCCAACAATGGTTCTACGGTGTCTAATGTAGGAACAAACGCATCATACGCATTTTTATTCATTTCGAATCCAATAAAATTTCGGCCCCATCTCAATGCTGTTCTGCCAGTGGTTAGTCCACCCCCAAAACAATCTAACACAGTGTCGCCTCTATTGCTTGAGTACATAATAAATTTTTCAATAAAATCTTCGTTCAATTGATTCTTATTTTTAGTCTGTCCTGGATTGTGTGCCCTGGGCATGTCTTGCACAGTCAATCGATCATGATAACTGTCTTTCTGATCAGTATACTTGTAATTGCTGTTGAATGTGCGCTTCTGTCGGCCCTTGTCCGGCTTGGCCCAAAACAGCACATGATAGTGACTGCTGACAAATTTATTCTTAGTACTAACACCAAAACTGTATTTGGCAATGATATGATTGACTTCTTCTAGTTCGGTGGCATGTAGAGCATTTAAGATATGATGTAGATTACTATAACCGCTGACAATGTACATACTGCCGCCTGGACGTAGTACTCTGGCGCACTCGTTGATCCAGTCACTACTAAATTGAGCGTACTGATTCAGTGGTACATCAATATATCCAGGAACTACTTTGGATTCGTCTCTGTGATAATGCACATCCAATCCGTCACCGTCAATACCATATGGTGGATCTGTAAACACAAGGTCTACTGAATTATCTGCAACATGTTGTTGCATTCCTTCAATGCACGATTGATTATAAACTTTATATGTTGTCATTGTTAATTTTAACTTGTTTATTATTTAATTTATAGAAAAATTCAATTGATGAAATTTGTTCCCCGTTCAGCCAACAAATTAAATTTTCTGCCCCCACTGCGTCTACAATTTCTTGTAGACCAACAGAGATAGCATCACGTCCAATATTTTTACCTTCTGCCAATTGTTTAGCAAAATGTGTTATTTTTTCATCTTGTTTTTTCTTAAAAAGCGGATGAATTTTTGTTACGTGATCTTTAGGCACAAATACCACAGCAGTTGGATAAGGATTATAATATTCAAAAAAACTAAGACTCAGACCATCATACTTATAGATATATGCTCGACGGGCTGGATCATTTTGTTTGTCAAACATCATCTCAGGAAACATGGCCATTGTCAACGTCTTGCCTTTTTTAGTTCCAGACTTTTGTTCTATATGATGATAATCTTGATCAACTGCGTTAGCGTCATCACCGGTTCTACCAATTGTTTTTTTGATGCTGGGAAGATAACTTCTAAGAATTTCTGTCGTCGTGTATTCTCTATAACTGTAATTGTCAATTAGATTAACTTTAGTTTCATCTACCACTTCTTTTAATAATCGAAATGCTTCTTTGAGTTTCTGTTCAATAGACATTATATACTTTCAATAAAATACTATTGTACAGAAAAAAATTACAAAAGTCAAACAAAATAAATGCAATCTGTTTGTTACATTGTTGGACCGTTGCCGTTTTTAAAACCAACTGATCCACCTTCTGCTTCAATACGTGCAACGACGTCTTCGAATAAGATAGGAGCAAAATCAGTTTGCTCAACGCAGACACAATGATAACGAACATCGTTTTCATCACTGTATAAGATTTCTCCTGTACGTGCATCAACGCCACGAGCCTTCTTCACACGGTTAGCATGAGTATGTCCGTGAATGTTAACACCAAAGCGACCCATTGAATCACTATGTAATGGAATATGGCTTAAGATCATTCCGTTCATCACATGGTAGGCACGTAATTCACGGAAGTATTCACGATATTCATCATCACGGAAGATGTCATGGTTGCCACGGATTAACACCTTGTCGCCGTTTAAGCGGGCTAATGTCTTTAATGCCTTGCGGTTAATAACAACATCACCTAAGTGATAGACCTTGTCAGTGGGCTTGACCTTAGAGTTCCAACGTGCGATCATATCTTCGTCCATTTCTTCGGGACTTTCATACGGTCGTAATTTTGTAACTCCATCGTTACGAGTAAAGCGGCAAACACCCATGTGTCCAAAGTGCGTGTCGCTTACTAAGAATACACTAGGCATATTCGCCTCCTTTCTTTAATAAGTTTCTTTTACAATATCAAATTCTTCTGCAGGCCATTTGGCCTTGAATTCATCTGTCTTGACATATTCATTATAAGACTTAGCCTCAAAGAATACCTTTTTAAATACGCTCATATGTTTGCCCTTAGGCAAGATTGTGAGATAGATTGATTTTGCTTTGCCAGCCATGATGATGTTCCTTTATTCAGTAATTGCTTTTCTAAAAACTAACTCTTGCCTAGCAAACGCATCTTGTTCCCAAGGTTGATCCAAATACTTAGTTCGTTTGGTATACCGTTTGCCACACCAATAATTAACACCATTCTTAATTTTAAGAATACCTTTGGCCATTTGCCGCACATGAACCATTTCATGCGCCAATGTAATACCAATTGATTTGATAGACATAGAGGGTTTGATAACCACCACATAACTATCTAAAATGTCAACAGGAACAGTATAGCCCATTTGTTCGCAATCTTTTTCCAATCTAATAACCAAAGATTTTCTAGTATTAGTTAGTCCAAGTTGATCGATCATAGAAGGGAGAATAGCCTCAATAAATTGCTTCTTCTGCTTACTATGTGCTTCTACAAGGTAATCCATGTTTGCTCCTGTTTAGTGTAAGTTATATTATAACACCGAACGAGCAATTAGTCAACTGATTTAAAAGTCCGCCAATCATCAATATTAGGCTTTTCGTCCGGATCATAAGTCCAACCCAATGCCTTCATCATACGGTGTTTAACCAAAAGATTTGGACTGCGGAAACGATTAGTATCTTCAAAACCCATCATGACACCAACCTCACAGACCGCACCCGATCGACAAATACCTGCGTAGCAATGAACAACCACATTCATACGGTTGTCCAAAGCGTGTTGCAATAGACGAACAAGTTCTGCGGCCTGCTCATGACTACAACGCATTGCTTCATCTAGGGCAAAATCTTTTTCTTCAATATCCAAGAATTCAAAGTTATGTTGTTCTTTGAACTTGTGGGCAGGCGTGGGGCGCCAACTTGCCGGATCAACAATACTGATCAGCATACTGTTCTCTCCGGCCTCGTGATGGAACCTAGTAGGTATATCAGCGGCTGCTACATTTTCAATCCACGGCATATTAGACTCCTTGTTTTCTCGATATCCAACCATCGTAGGTAGGATCAGTTACTTCATCAACACCAAAGATACCACATACTTCAAAATCTTTACCTTTGATAACTACAAATTCATTCATAGACTTTGCAACATTCATTGCCTCAGCCAGTGTAAGCACCTTGAAGGTTTCTTCTTTTCCTATTACTTTATACATGTCGTTATTTTAACATTAAATTTTGGTTTTGCCAACCTAAAAAAATAGCACCCGAAGGTGCTATTCAAAACATTAGTTTTTTTAGATATCGTAGCGTGGAACCATTACAGTCTTCAGCATGATACCTTCTGGAGTGAATTGATCCACATCAGCGCCTAGCAAGCTAGCCATGATGGCTGGACTAAATCCACTAACAAGAGCGGCACCACTCTTGTCTGCCTTAACTGGAACGTTATCACTTGCGTTTAGGTTCCAGAAAACAACCTTTGGACATGTGTATCCGGCTGCTTCGAACTTGCGTTCGATCATCGCCATTGCACTGTCATCGTGATTGACACATTGGTTAAACTGCATGTCACTCAGGATCAACACCATTGCTGGCATATCGCTTTGTGGTGCATTACCCTTGACAGCCACGTCAAGGATCTTAGTGAAGGCAGCGTGTAGATTAGTACTCATCCCCCAATCACTCTTAACCATTTGTGCAGCCTTTTGGACTACGTTACCCTTTAGGGTCATCAGTGCAGGCTTATCACTGAATGTAAGGAATGTGTCCTTGAACACACCCTTGTTCTTGTCAGCCAAGTACAAGCCAAGGCTAACTGAAACGTCCATGCAAGTCACGTTACTGTTCTTACCTGCTGGGCAGGACATAGAACCGCTAACGTCTACCAATGGTAGAATACTTGCTTCACCTACGTAGTTTGGCAAAGCGTCCCACTGTGCCACAATGTGGTCAGTGTCAACCTTGCTCAAGTCCATACCGTAGTGGTTGATAACACCCTTCAGTACATCATGTGGGAAGATTGCGTTGGCGTTAACCTTGACAGTCTTATCTCCACTGACTAACTTGGCCACGTACTCTGCAAATGCAGGTGTGTGACGTCCGAATGCCTTCTTGTAGTTGCGAGCAGCCACAGATGGAACATGCGAGAAGTTGATGTTATCCCAGTCGTTGGCACACATCTGTGTTTCAACAACTGTTGTCATTGATACCAATGACTTGCGGTACTGCTTAGGAGTCATTCCAAAGAATGATCGTACTTCAGCCGCAATCTTGCCCTTACGTGGAGTCCACTTGGCGGCAAGACCATTTCGCACACGAAGCGCATCACCTAACATTGTGTAGGCTGCTGTCTTCAGTGCAGGGGTTGAGAAGACAAAGATGTCGTCCCAGCGACCAACTTCAGGCACCTTCTTTAGCAAAGCCAAAGCGGCATCTGGGTCAGTCTTTTCCAAGTGAACCAAAAGGTCACGGAAGATTTGTCGTTCACCTGCACCACCGCGGACATCACGTGCCCATTGTGCGATGCGAAGTGCAACGTCTGAATTTTCTACGTAAGCGGCAGTGAAGTCGCCTACAATGTTCTTACCACGGCTTGCACCGATCTTATAGAACAGGTCAACTGTAGCCTTGGCTGTTGACTTACGTGCCTTCATGCCATTGGCAGTACGGGCTTCTTGATTTGCGATTGCTGTTACAAATGCGTTCATTTTATTACCTCACAGAATGTATTTTATTTTCGATATGAATGAAATTTAAAGTTGCTGTTAACATTCTAAAACTTTAACAGGATGATCGTGCCAATTTGTTTATTTTCTGGTCTGGCCAATTATAGCACCCAGACCCTATCAACATTCATGTTGCCTATTACATGTTTTTCTGTATGTAAATCATATCCGGACTTTGCCGGCCTATCTATTCCTTGAGCGTCTATTTCTAGAAAACATTTCTGCCTGTCCTTCGACCACCGTCTATAGCAATTACGTTAGTAGATTTTAAATTGCTGTAGTCATCCAAAACTAACAGGATCGTTGTTGACTGCTTTTATTTTACACAGGCCATCACTCTGTGCTTGTTGGTCTATTTCAATAGACACCTTCAACGTCTCCGGGCAAGCCCTTCAACTCCAGCGAACTACCATAGGGTCCAACGATCCATAGTAATATGAATGTTGCTGTACCGATCCTAAAACTCTTTGCAAGTTTCCTTGCTATGTATCTATTATAACAGTATTGCACTGTCTTGTCACTACATTTTGGCTAAACTGCTAAAATATATTTTGGTCGGAGTACAAGGATTCGAACCTTGGACCCCCTGGTCCCAAACCAGGTGCGCTACCAGACTGCGCTACACTCCGAATTAATTGGTACCTGGTGTCAGACTCGAACTGACATCGTTCTCCGTGTAAAGGAGATGCATAACCTCTCTGCGCAACCAGGCCTTGATCTTATACTACTCGTTTGATATATTCTTTTCCAATTTTGCCTGTTTGGAATTCAAGCAGTGCAGTAACCGGAGCATTTAGTTGCGAACCATTTTCGGCTTTGCGATGTTGCTTAGCCAATTCACGACAACGAACTGCTGCCATAATAACTAAATCAAATCTGTTGCCTCCTGACAGTTCGACACATTTTTCAATGTCTACACTGGGACCACGACTGAGTTGTTTAAATGCCATATATACCTTTGTAGTTAAAAATTTGGAGCGGGGTGCGAGAATCGAACTCGCGACTTGAACTTGGAAGGATCTCGTTTTACCACTAAACTAACCCCGCATACTTTATTGAAACACATTTAAACCTTTCTTCAGCGTTTAGTCGCTATCTCCCTTACTAATCGGGCGTAGGGTATGTGCTTCAATAAAGTGTCTAGCCACTCCCACCACAGGAGCCCTAGACTGAGCGGTTACTCTGTCCACGTTCTTTTCTATTTAGACAGGATAGCGTCCCTGCCTTTGTGATTTCTCAAGTCGCCCTTAAATAGGGCCTTGCGGTAGATCCAATGCACCGTACAGTTATCGTTACTGTAATGACGCACTTCCTTAACGTAGAAGTGTAGACGGGGTCTTGGCTCCTCAGGCTGGGCACGATCCAGCGACCAACGGATTAACAGTCCGCTACTCTACCAACTGAGCTACTGAGGAATATTCTTTACTCATGAACCTTGTCGTTCGCCCTTGGTAACTTTTAGTTTAATTCCGGCAACTAGTTCTGCTTGAATCATTGCGTTTTTATACGCATGACGTTCAACTGGATTGATAATGGTACACATAAATCGTTTAGTCTGCTTGCTGAGTTTGAATGTTGATGTAGGTTTCATATTTGCTCTTTATAAAAAAATTTGGCGGAACGAAAGAGACTCGAACTCTTAAAGCGGCTTTCACCACTCGACGGATTAGCAATCCGCTCCAATACCATTATGGGACCGTTCCTTGTATTCTATGTAGCCGGGAGGCTTCGAACCTCCATGGGTTTTAAAAACTATGTTTGCAACCCGACCCCACTGTGGAACACTGTGGGAGCTTTGCCTATTTGCTAACGGCTACATATGTAATTATACATTCTGTCTGCCGTAAAGTCAAGTGTTTTTTAATTATATCTTTCCACATTGATTTACAATGCTGAGTTTAAATCCTGTGGATTCTTGCAATGCCTGTTTGAAACGGCCTTGATACGGCAATTCCAACGTATACGGCATCACACTGTCTATACCAATTAGAAATTGATGATTGGATTTGAAGTCATAACTGCCACTGCGACATTCTTGGTAAATCAATTGTGCGTCACGATAAAAACTCACAGCCACATTGACACGCTTGTTCAAAATTGTACGTACAGTATCAATAGGTTCTCGATCTTTGAACTCATAAGTAGACCCAGTAAATCCCAACCAATTCTTGGTAATTTTAACATAGCAGTTAGCACAGTTGTTATTGACAAAACTATGCTGAACTATGGACAGTGTTTCTCTAAGTGCAGTGAGAAAATTATTGCTCCATTGTAAATCATATTTGATCACAAAAACCGCACTCGCATCTTGCATTTGCAATTGAGAATTTAACACCGTAGGAGTAAATGCTCTTATAGGATAGTCTGCCAGCACAGTGTTCAACAGTTGCAGACCCTGTTTGGCAGTGCGTTCTTTTGAAGACAACAGTCTATCTGCCTGACCAGTCAGCGTTTTGCCGTCAATGGCTGCATCACTGGAAAATCTGCCAATGATACGATCTGCTATGGTGTTGTCTTTGACCCAGACATCCGCCGTTACAACCCATTGTTGATTTTTATTTTCTTTAGATATAATCTGATATTTTTCAACATAGGCACTGCTATAAGATATGATGTCGTTTCGTTCAAGATTGTTTTTGCTCACTTGACTTTCAGTCAACATAACCAATCGAGATTGTTCAACAGCAGATCGCAATGCCGATTGTGCGGCTTGCGATTCTGTGTCACCACTGCCGCTTACACGGAATGGATTGGCCCATGCTATGTTTATAACCAGCACTGCTGTCAATATCAGTTTGACTAACATTAACCACCAAATTTTCTACGCATAATTTGTTGTGCTCGATCACTGTCGCGATCCCAACGGATAGTAACCTTAGCAGTTTGTCGATCAACAATTTGTTCATCACTGACGTAGACACCTCTCAGTATACCTGAGGCCTGTGTTCTAATAGTGTCAGTTACTGTGCGAGCAATGTCATTGCTGTTTTCTCTCACAGCCCAATTAGATTCTTTCATCGCATCTTCGTCACTCAATGCCACTTCCTCTGCATTTCTGATTCGATTTTTGATGCGGTCATTGGCTTTTTCAATATTCTTAGTCAATGTATTGACCACTTGGGTACTGGATACATCTTCTGCTAAGAATCTACGCAGTTTGGCCTTGGCCTGCAATTCGGCTACTCGAAAAGCATCTTCTCGATTGTTTTCACTGTTACCATTTGAAGTGGCATAGCCAGTAACTTCAATGGCTCGAAAGTCGCCTTTGATACAGAGAGATTGTATCAATCCGGTGCCCCATGAACATTCCCATTCAATCTTTACACCTTGCCGTTTGAAACTTGAAGAAAGTTTTTGACTACTCAGTGCTTCAATCTGCGGACCTTCTACAGTTTGTTTAGTGCCTGCACATCCGCTGATCATTGAGCAGATCAATATTGCTGTAAAAACTAATGGTGGTTTCATTTTGCCATTTCCTGTGAGTGTGTTTTAACTGTGTCTACGCCTTTGTCCAGCATACGAGCAATGCCGGAGAATCCAACAGTTGCTAGGATAAGTCCAAAGACTGTGCCTATAATAAAGTTCCTCATATGAGCCTTTCTGTGTGTAAGTGTTGTTATTGTATACGAATCATTACCACTTGTCAACTGATTTTGGTGTCCTCGACAGGAATCGAACCTGTATCTAAGTCTTAGGAGGACCTTGTACTGTCCATTGTACTACAGGGACTATGGCCGGTCTTGAGAGGATCGAACTCCCACCCTCGGTTTCGAAGACCGAGATGATATCCATTTCACCAAAGACCGATTTGCGTGGAGCGGGATAGGAGAATCGAACTCCTGACTAAACCTTGGCAAGGTTTCATTTGACCATTAAACTAATCCCGCTTATATTTGGTGCCCCAGAGGAGACTCGAACTCCTAAAATTTGGCTTCTAAGACCAACACGTATACCAATTCCGTCACCGGGGCATGTTTTTACTTATCACTATATGGACGTGCGGGTGAGATTCGAACTCACGGTTTTGCGGATTTGCAATCCACTGCATTGGGCCACTCTGCCACCGCACGATTTATTTGGCGTACCCACTAGGACTCGAACCTAGACTGACGGTTTTGGAGACCGCGATGCTGCCATTACACTATGGATACGTAAATGGTACCAGCGGAGGGAATCGAACCCTCTCAAGAACGCTAATCTGGCGCTAAAAGGTTTATAAAACCTCTCTGACTACCAAGTCTCGCTGGCATTAAAAAACAGGATACCTTTTTACGAAGGCTGTTTAAGCCTTTGCTCTACCATTGAGCGATCTACGCATGAAGCGTGGAGTTGGAATCGAACCAACGTGTCATAAATGACTTTGCTGCAAGTATCCTAAATTGGATGCGGGTGACAGATTCGAACTGCCGATGCACCTGGCTTATGAGACCGGTGTGGTGACCACCCTACCCGCTATATTCTTGATAGTTATTTTTGTGTCAGGAAACCATCAAACCCCGTGAGAGCAGCCCATCCTGTTTTCGCTTCAGCGGAGGCGGAATATTTAACAGGTCCGCCCTAAATTTGTTGCCACACTATTTATCCTATTATACACCGTGTGCTATGGTGATGTCTTTTGGTGGAGGATAACAGAATCGAACTGTTGCGAAAACCTTGCAAAGGTCCCAGGCTACCATTACATCAATCCCCCATTTGTTGATAATACTCATAGCCTTATAGGCTGAACGAATTTCGGAGTCGGGTGCTTCCCTTCCTTAGCCATTGATCTCGGTTATGTCAGAGGAGCAAGATGGCCCTATTCCTCATGAGTCTATGCGTCCATAGACGATACCCGCAGAATACTATCAACAAATGGAAGAGCCTAGGGGAGTCGAACCCCTCTTCTCAGGATGAAAACCTGATGTCCTAACCGATAGACGAAGGCTCCATTTTTTACTATAAATTTTTAAAGAACAGTGTTAATTGCTTAACAAGTGTATATTATACATTATGTTGTGTTATGTGTCAACTCATTTTGGTGCTCCAGGCTGGTATCGATCCAGCGTCTGCACATTACCAATGTGCTGTACTACCTTTGTACTACAAGAGCATATTGGTACCCCTTGTCGGACTCGAACCGACACGATTCTCCTTTTGAGAGAGACGCCTCATACCAATTGGGCTAAAGGGGCATATAAGTAAACACACTAGCCACCGTCATACGACAATGCTGTCGGGACCACAATGCTATCGCCCTAAGGTTTATAACCGTTCTTTCACTAATGTGTTTGCTTATATGGCACCGCTTGGTGGAATCGAACCACCATTATGAATTTAGAAGAATCATGTCCTATCCATTGAACGAAAGCGGTATGGTACCCCTGGCGAGATTCGAACCCGCACTCGACAGATTTTAAGTCTGCTACCTCTACCTATTGGGCTACAGGGGCAAATAAAACAGGATAGCATTTTTTGGCTTTTTTTCAAGAAAAGATTTTTTGATTTGCTGTTGCTATCCTTAACTTGGTAGTCGATACTGGGATTGAACCAGTGACAGTCACGATGTCAACGTGGTGCTCTACCTCTGAGCTAATCGACTATAACTTGGTCTCCCTACAAGGATTCGAACCTTGACCACACGGCCCCAAACCGTGTACGCAACCTGATAACGCTTTAGAGAGATAATTTGGAGGAAGGATGGTAGAATCGAACTCCAACCGCTTGCGCAGTCCATCTGTTTTCAAGACAGTGCCGGGCCCAGCCCAGATAACCTTCCATGATTGGTGCCCCATGACAGAATCGAACTGCCGTAACCTGATTACAAAACAGGTGTAATACCATTATACTAATAGGGCAAAATTGGTGCGACTGGAAGGAATCGAACCTCCGTTCCAAACTTCGTAGGATTGTGTATTCTCCACTATACGACAGTCGCATGTTGAATTTGTTAAAGTAGTTCCCCCATCGTTATAGGAACCATTCACCCGTGTAATAAACTCGAGCGGGACTCGGTACGCTACTTGGGATACTGGTCCAGCGTGGCAACCATCTGCGTCAATCACCAGGTGATCAACCGGGAGTCGAACCCGCTTGCCTTCTACTGTTTCAGTCCTTCGAAGAAACCTAGCAGCGTGACTTTCTCTTGCTAACACTCTAACAAAACTTGGTGCAACCTCCAGGGATCGAACCTGGTTCAACGGTGCTTCAAACCGCCGCTATGACCACATCAGCTAAAGTTGCATAAACTTATTAGGGGTGACTATCGGGGCTCGAACCCGAACTACCAGAGTCACAGTCTAGGTTGCTACCATTACAACATAGCCACACCTAATAAGTCTAACATTGGCACCCGGACTAGGGATCGAACCTAGGCTAACAGAGTCAAAGTCTGTTGTGCTACCATTACACAATCCGGGAACAATAAAACAGGATGCATTTTGTTTTCACCAAAAGAAAAGTTTTTAACTTTGCTGTTAGCATCCTAAACTTGGTTCCTCCAACAAGAATCGAACTTGTAATGACCGGTTATCAGCCGATTGTTATACCATTTAACTATAGAGGAATATCTGGTGGTAAAGGTGAGATTCGAACTCACACCGGGCACCGTATGAAGGTGTTGCACAACCATTATGCTACTTTACCATATAGAAACACACTAGGCTACTTACCGATTTATCTCGGAATTCTTTTTCGCAAAATGTGTTTTTATATGGTAGGGGCACTGAGAATCGAACTCAGATTACCTGGTTAAAAGCCAGATACTTTAGCCGTTAAGTTATACCCCCATATGGTCCACAGCGTCAGATTCGAACTGACACCTCATCGGTTAAGAGCCGAGTACGCTACCGTTAACGCCAGCTGTGGATGATTCGTAATAGATTTTCTTTTACGTGCCATCCAGGACCATACGGGGGTCTAGGATGACACTAGAGTTTACCTCGTTTCATGTCGTTCTCCTTATGAACATTTTTAAAAACAGGATGCTTATTTTTCAATTAAAAGTTGAATTTTTGAATTTGCTGTTCGCATCCTAAAATTGGTGGAGGCCGAGGGAATCGAACCCTTCTAGACAGTATGCTTGCAAGGCAAACCCGTAGTCCACTACTGCCCCCATGTTTGGCTCCGTGTGTGAGGATCGAACTCACCTAATCACTGATTAACAGTCAGGTCCTTGCACCATGCTTGGATTTCACGGAATAAAATTGGCGGTCTGTGGGGGAATCGAACCCCCGTAAGCGGATAGACAATCCGCAGTAATAACCTCTATACGAACAGACCATGTTTGGCGCCGTCGACGGGAATCGAACCCGCCTAAATCTGATAGACAATCAGGTGCCCTACCCAGAGGACTACAACGGCATATATGGTACTCCGAACGGGTTTCGATCCCGCTTCTCCAACTTGAAAGGCTGGCGTCCTAGCCACTAGACGACCGGAGTAAAAACTTGGTGGAAGTGGTAGGATTCGAACCTACAACGTTTCTTATGTGGCGGATTTACAGTCCGTTGCCTTCAACCAATTCAGCGCACACTTCCAGAACACACTGTTTCCAATGTGTGTATCGAAGCACTCTTCATGGATGAACCCACTTGCCTTACAGCCTGAGAATGCTTCGATACGATCTAATTTTTCCTCCCACAAAAGGGAGTCCATCCTAGTCGCCGCCCGTTTGCTCCGTGTTTTAAGTGCAGAGCCAGGACCTCGTTTCCTGTATGTTCACACTTTGCGGTCTACAATCACTCGTGAGCAATCTCGCGCTTTCTAACGGCTTTGCTATACACTTTTGCACGTTCCATCTTTGCTAAGATCATCTTGCGAAGATCTTCTTTAGATAGAGTATGCTCGCGTGTAAACTCGGCTTCTCGTTGTTTCTTCTTATCTGTTTCTATCATAACCTTTGTTTCGAAAACAAAAAACCCCAGGGTTTTTAATCCTGGGGTCCTTGGAGTGTTGTTGTGTATACTATTACACTACGGTCCTCCGGGACCCCTGGCAAATCTCTGGTGTGCGATCATATGAAAGACTTCCCGCATTAATCGATAACCAACCGCAGGCTATTACACCTGCCTGTTTGGGCATCGTATTAAACTGATGTCTGTTAAATGATTGCATTTTGTTTCTCTTAAATCTCTTTAAAAATTTGTTAGTAAGCACCATTGCCTGCTAACTTGTATGTATTATAGCACCTTGCAGTGCCCCTGTCAACATGTTTTGGATATCTTTTTTGTTGTATTTTTACAACAGCGTCGAACACCTTGCTTGCTAACTTGTTTCTATTGTACAGTTATTTAGTTCCTCTGTCAACCACTATTTGCAATTCTGACAAATAATTTTTAACGGTGACTTCTTAACAGTCTCTCTATTATATGAGTATTTATATCTCTTGTCAAGAACCCAATGATAATGTGGCGTTTTTGCCACTATTTAAAAATGTTAACTTTCTACTATACCCACTAGATGAAGTCGAGGATGATCACTACAGTTTATAAATGTATGTCGAAGTCTAGTGTCAACCCACCAGACATTGTTAACAGTTAAATTTGTTAGTTGTCCAGTCTGAAATAAAAAATAACATTCCGGATTAGTTATTAACGGTATGTGTATTCTAGGTGTTTCATCGTTATGCATACTGTAACATGCATACGGGCCTATCCACATTAGGCGAGTTCGTTTGAGTTGATAAACGTTTATCAGTTCTTCGAACACTGTTCCTTTGAAAAATAAATTGAAATTGTCGTATTGAATCTCTTGACCTTGACTGCGACCCACTGCACTGGTCCAAGGATCTTCATTTACTTTGTATTGAAGTCCTGTCTGCTTTCCTTTATGGCCGTAGTCAGTCCATTGAATTGTGTTTTCTAACTGTTGATACTGTGTCAATATAGTTTCAACATTTACTGTATCTATTAATTTTATCATTTGTTAATAACTATGCAGTCTTGAATGCAGTTAACACAGTTGGCAGGACAAGTATAAGCAGTTGGCTGATATTTTGCCAATATTGATTTTAAATATTCAGTATTGTAAAATGTTGCCAACATTTTACCGGTCTCTGGATAAGGTTTAACATCTGCATCAACAAGATATAACATTGTGCTGGTTTCCAAATTGTCACAGTGACCAAAAATCTGTGTTCTTTTTTTAGAAAAATAATTAACAGCGATTGCTGATTGCGGATTCAAATATGTAAACAACAACTTACCACCGACATTTAATAATCCATACAGTTCGTCAATTCGAGTTAACATGTCTGCTTCGGTAGTGTGAGTAAACACACTGTAACTTATCACAGTGTCGAATCGATCAGTAATAGGTATTGAACAGGTTGATGTATTAGAAAAATTGTACATGTGATTAAACGTATCGTAATGAACAAATCTGGCTTGTGAAAATTCACGTTGTCCAAATTCTATTGCAGATTTATCAACATCTAGTCCGGTATAATTTTTTTCAATAAATTGGGAGCCGGCTGACTTTAGAAATGTCCCAGAATTACTGCCGTAATCAAGTACAGTTCCTTGCACAATGTCAGGGTGCAGACTGTGAAAATACTTAAAAGTATCTTTATAATCAACATTCATATTGTTTCCTTTTACCCCATACAATTTTGTTCCACACACGCTCGTGTAGATAATATAATATAGTATTAGAAATCATCTGTGTAATACCAATTACTCCGGCAATAGTAAAATCACCAATTAACAAATATGCAATTAAAAATGTTGCTGAGGACCCAGTAATTCTCCATGTTATTGTCTTTACTATGCTTCTAGTAGCAGATTCATTCAAGACCCATACTCCGGCGAATTTTAGTGGCAGAAATGGAATGTGTTGCTTCGTCAAAAGTTTCTTGTTCAATTTTATAGCCAACATCACGCCCGTAGGTAATGTTTACAATATTTGGCACAACTTGAATTTCGTATTGACCTTGATACAGCATGTCTAAGTCACGTTTGATAAAGTTGTTAACCTTTGCAATTTCAAATGGATTGCTACCTTGCCATCCTTGACAATCACGGATTTGGATAACCACTTGTCCAGTTTTGGCAATAGCACGTTCAAACAATGCCCTGTGTCCATCATGCCAAGGTTGCCAACGACCTAACATTTGAACTGTTTCTTTTTGCCAATCAAATACAGGACGTCTACGATTGTCTATAATATGTGCGGCAATAAATTCTCCCCACTTCTCTGCACGTTGTTCAGTAATACGGAAGTCATATACTTCGGGAGGAACAAATGCTTTGTTGGTATCTTCGTAGCGACCTTTATCAATTGTATCAACCCATACAGTCCAATCGGCTTTAAAGTTATTACGCATTTCAACCAATGGAGCAACAAAGTCACAAATAACATAATCTACATCAGTCATCACATCCGCTAGTTCACGCATACGCAGACTTTGACGTATACGTCCTTCGTGGCTAAAGTCCCAATCGTTATATTTTTTACGTACATCATCTGCGTTGAGCCAACCTACACGTTTTTTATCTGCTTGCAAATGATCTACAATATGCTGTGCTAGATAAGTTTTTCCTGCTCCTGGCAGACCCATGATTAAAATACGTTGAGGCATTGTTTTTCTCCAAAATAAAAGGGAACCTAAGTTCCCTAATATTTAAGCCTTGCTAGATTAACTGTTCAAAACTTTGGCCACTGAATTCATAACTGACGCAATACGTCCAATGTCACGAAGTTGTTCTACGGTGTAGCCTTCTTGCTTGAGTGTTTCGTAATGTGCCTTAACACAGAAGTGACACTTGCCCACAATACTAGCCGCCAAACTGAATGCTTCAAAGTTTGACTTAGTAGTTCCACCGTGACTGGCAATGGCATTCATGCGTAACTGTGCTGGCAATCCTTTTAGTGCAGGATCGTCTGCCATTTCAACGAATGGATACCAAACGTTGTTCTGTGCCATAATACTTGCCGCTGTCATTGCTGACTCTGCGTGTACTGGCGCATCTGCTAACAGTATGCTTAATACTTTGCCGTTACCAGTTGCGGCTAGTGCGGCCACAGCACAGCCCATAGCCACATCAGCATCTAATGTACTACGCAAAAGAACAGCATCCAAGTTTAACTTGGTGTCTTTTGCGTAGTCTGGCAACGCACCTTTAATTGCGTCAATGAATGCCATTATAGTGTCTCTCCGCCCACTGTGCGATTGCAAGCACAAAGTTCGCCAGTTTGTAGCGCATCCAATACACGAAGGGTTTCTTCTGGGCTACGACCAACATTCAGGTTGTTCACTGTGACATGTTGGATAACATTGTCTGGATCCACAATAAATGTGGCACGAAGTGCGGCGCCTGCTGGAGCATAGAATACGCCCAACTGTTCGATCAAACTTAGATTACCGGTTACCTCATTCCATCGCTGTGTATCAGCAAACTGTGTATGAGTGATTTTCTTCAAATCGGCATGTGCTGTCTGCCATGCTACTTTACAGAACTCATTGTCTGTTGATCCTGTGAGCAATACTGCATCGCGATCGGCAAAGTCCTGTGCTAACTTGTCGTAGGCCACAATTTCTGTAGGACATACAAATGTAAAGTCCTTTGGATAGTAAACGATTACTTTCCACTTGCCTGGAAAGCTCTCATCTGTAATTGTGAAGAATGCATCTTCTGGTTGTCCCGGCTTAACACCTGTGACTGCAAATTTTTCTAATTTATCACCAACTGTTTTCATATTTTTCCTTTGTGTGTGAAATGAATATTAAGAACATCCTGTTCTATGCTGTTATTATACATTTATTTACGCTATAAATCAATGGTTTTCCATTAGTTTTGCCTAATATTTTTTAATGGCAGTAATAGGAAAAACTAATAATGAAAGGCCCCGAAGGGCCTTTATTAAATCAAAATTGATTATCCAACTACTGGAGTATACTCAATACCAGTGGTTGCAAGACCTACTAACCCAATAGTAGTTTCAAATGCTGCCAACTCACTAGCAGCAACCAGTACATCAGCCTGACTCAACTTGCTGTTGGTCATCCATGCAGTGTAGTCTGTAACCTGTGTCAAGGTAGCATCAGTGCCGTAGACATTTTTGTAAACGTGCTTGATGAATGTTTCATCGCTAACACCACCAGCATCTGCTTTGTAAACGGCTGTGGTCAAGAGGGCTTCTGCTAGTTGTTTGTTTGTCCAACCTTTGTCGGCGAGATCAATACCAATGCCTTTGTATGCGTTGGTAACATCTGCTGTGCCAAGTGCGGCTGCTAACAATGCGTAGACATCACCTGCACGACCTGTGGCATCATAAGCAATGGCCTTGTCGGTGAACACCACACGCTCGTGGTTGGCAAGGTTAAACTCCATGTTGCTAACCAATGTGCTGGCTAACTTTACGTTGTCAGCAGTTTTAGTAACTGTGAATTCTGTACTCTTGCCGCCCATAGTGTAAGTGTCAATACCAGTAGTGCCAGTGACGTCGACTGTGATATCCACTGTGCCATCACCTGCACGACCTGTACCCACTACACCAAAGGTAGCAACTTTACCAGCAGTACCAACTGTGGCCACTGTGACAATCAAGTTGTTGGCAACTGTACCGCCTAATGCAGTACCAGCAAGAGTGATAGTGTCACCTGCAACATAGCCAGTACCTGCACTTGCGGCCACTGAATCTAATACAACAGAGTATACTCCGTCTGTTTTAGTAACATCAAAAGCAGCACCTGTTCCGGTTCCGCCGGTCAATCCAGTAACATTTTGGTATGTAGCGTTAATTGGTTTATCTTTGATTGTAATTGTTGTTGTCATAATTTTCCTTTTCTAGTAATATGATTTTATGATTATACACGATTTGTCTAATAAAACTTGTGCGCACACGCACAACTTCGACAAGATTATTCAATTTCTAACCAGGTATGGTCGCCCATATATTTTACCTGTATTTGATATTCATAATCTACAGGCACTCCAGTTGCCCAAT